CGCGCCGCCAAATCCAGCCGTAATCGAGCCGGTTGATGTCCAGTTACCAGTGTGGGCAACGTTGCCGCTAATAACGATGCCAGCCCGCGTCAAATGCACCTTCTGCCCCAAGTCATCGTGCAATGCCACTTCGCCCTCGGCCAACGTCAGGTGGTATTGCGCGTCGTTGGTAGCGATGATGACATCCTGCGGAGACTGTTCGCCGCCGACGTTGATCACCAGCGCAGTGCATCCGGGATGCGGACGGGATGCAATGCCATAGTGTTGCGTAATGACCGCTCCGTTGTGCAGTTCGAGGCTGGATAACTGGACTTGCGCAGTGCGGACGGTTGGCGTTTCCTGCGTTGCCTTGATCGAGCCAAAACGAAAGCCAAGCAGGCTGCGGCGGGAGGGGTTCATTGCTGTGCGCCTTGTGCTGCCTGATGCGTCTGCCCGTCGAATAGGACCGGAGGAGGTGCTACGGCGAACGCCGCTGCCGGCATGAGCGTGAGCGTTGCCGTGCGGCCAGATGCAAGATTCGCCGAAAATGTCACATCGGCAATAAGCATCTCTGTCAACGGCAAGTGCAGTTGCGGCAAATCGACATCAACCAGGACGTTCGGCGTCCAGAGGCTACCGGCAGAGTCGCGCCATGTGTCCGTGACGATCGAGACGACATTGCCGCGCCCATAGCGCCTGGACATTTCCCACTTCACACGCATCTTCAGGATATCCGGATTGCCCATGCCGCTCTCAGAGACGATGACGTATGGACGGCGGCGGAGTGACCCGTCTTTGCGTGTCAATGCCAGCATCGGGTTGTCGTATTCGGTTATGATCGTGTTGGCGTCACCCGCGTTACCGGGGGCGGCGGGAAGCGTGGCGCCCGACGGAAGAACATTTAGCCCCACGCCGATATAGTCGGAATATCGCGCATCCGTAGCAAACATTACTGACGCCGACTGGACATTTACGCCGAGCTTGAAGCCGGATGCGTGCTTTGCTGTCCCGACGTTGGATAAAATCACATTGCCGTCCGCAGATTCATACGCCAACAGCCCCGCGAACCGGGAACACGTCTCAATTATGCTCCAAGCGGTGTCCGTAAGCCCAACGGTCAACTGCGGGATCAGTAATCCGGTATCCGTCATCGGGTTTTGAGCCGAAGCCTTGCCGGGATCGCGCTGGATGACGTTGATGCCGAACGGAGCCGCTACTGCGGATGCAATTTGGCCTATGCTTTTGTTCAAAAACTGCGAATTGTCGGCAATCGCGGGGCAGTCAACGAGGTCTGCACCCTGCCCACGCCCCATGATGTGGATCTCGTGGCTTCGAGCCGTTACCTGTGGGATCAGCCGGTCAATATACCCCACGCAGATCGCGTCTGGGCCGAGGCTGAGTGTCACGGGGTCGCCTGCCTGCTGCGGAGGGGCGATAGTCTGGCCGGGATAGCGATCAGTGAGTGTCAGTGTGAAGTGCGACGGCATTTGCTCAATGCCGCGCGTGCATGACATCGCCGTCCAACCGCCGAACGCCTGATTTCCGATCGTGAGCGTGATGTCATCGACCATAATGCTTGACTTTCCCGATTTAAAAGCGGAAATATAACGACATACGATGGAGACTGGCCATGAAATCACTTCTTTTGGTTGGATTGTGCGTTTTAGGTGCCTACGCGTCGCCGCAGTTCGTGGAGAATGCGGCGGGGCAGTGCGAAGCTGCGGCCATGCGGATGATGCGGGACGAACCCAGGGATGCCGGCCGTGCCGAAACGATGGATGCAATTAGTCGCGGCATCGCGACGCTCGTTGTGTCCACTGCGATGGAACAAAAATTCAGATCCATGCCGAGTTCAGCGTCTTGCGCCATCCTGTATTGGTCAGCCGTGGCGGACCCGAAAGGCACCCGCGAGAATTTCGCGGCCGCTATTCTGCCAGGACCGTAATCGCCCCGCTAACGAAGGCTGGATGCCATGTATCCGCCTCCCGGATCAGTTCATCGCTCCGGGAGCCGTCCTGGTATAACTGCTGCGCCAGCGCCAGAGCTGGCATCGGAGCCGGCAGAGAGATGACCCGCAGCGGTGCCAGCGATGCACCGCGCGCGTTCAGATCGGCTTGCACGGATGCCCGTAGCGCAATCAGCGCCGTCACCATGTCGTCTTCGCCGCCATCGCCCGCATAGGTGATTTCAGCGTCAAGCGCGGCCACTATCGAGGCGAGTGTCGCCATCGCGTCGTCGTAGGACGTTGGCGTGTAGGCTGCCTCGGCCTGTGCTAGGGCTGCCAGCGCCGATCTCCGGAACAGTGCCGACAGAACCGCCGCAACCGTCGTCTGCGCTTGCCCTATGGCGTCCGCTGCGGTGTTCATCATGGCGGTTGCCGCCGTAAGCGGCAGCAATAGCCGGATCTGATCTGCTGGGTTCGAAACTGCGGCGGCCACCGTTCCGGGGACGGCGGAAACGGCAGCGATAATCGCAGTGGGATCTCCCGCCGCTGCGGCGGTCGAAGAGGCGGCAACCGCCGCAACAACGGAAGCTTGCGCGGCATACGCCTGATCTGCTGTGACAGCAGTGCCCGACTGCGACGCATACGGACCATAGCCGGCGCCGATGTTGGTGACACTGTTTGCCAGCGCGCCCGCGTCAGATGCTAGTGATCCAGGGAGCGACATCAGCGCGGAAACGATGCCCGGCGCAGCAGTGACGAGGCCGAGACCGATCCCGACAACAGCCAACGCCGTCCCTGCCATCGTTCCGGCAAGGCTAAAAATATTCAACGCACCAAGGTTAACGCCCGCGATCGTGTTCGCCTTGGCGTTCGGGTATGTCGGCTCGACGCTCTCGACGAACTCAAACTCTAGATCGTAGCCGTTGACAAAATGCTTAGATTTATGGCTGCTGAACGCGACCACAACGCCCGTGAAAATCCCCAGCGACGGGTGCGTGAGCGTGCCCGGCCCGGCTTTATCCACCGCCAACGCGAGCGCCGCGTGCTGGATTTCGGCAAACGCCCCGCAGATAAAGCCGTTGAAGCCGAAGGATTTTTTCCCTGAGCCAAGATCCTCAACCCATACCGAATCACGGTATGGATATTCGTGTATTGCCGTGCGGCGTCCGAATTTATTTGTGATCTCATGGACGCCGAACACTTGACCGCGCCATGACGCCGGCAGGATGGTATCAAGCGCGCTCATCGGCCAACCCCGGAATGTTGCACATTCGGCGGCGTGGCAACTGCCGCGCCGGTCGCTACTGCGGTCCCAGTGGTGCCTGGGGGTGCGTGCGGAATATTGACGGTTACGGTTACGGCGCCATTGGCGGGCGGCGGCAGAAGTTGGTCAAACATATCCGCATCTTTTCCACGCGACCATGATTCCGTTTTCTTGTTCTTCGGCCGGAAGTAGTATTCAGACGCTACCTCGCCGGCAATCTCCGGGCTTGCCGAGTTCGCCAGCCTATCGCCCGCGCCGCGCTCGCCGTGCGTTAACTCGTAGTGGACAAAATCAATCTGCTCATCTAAGGTCGCATCTTTCAGGTTCTTGCCCTTCCACTTGTAGAAGTCCATATTCCGCTCAGGACTCCATTGAGCGATGCCACGGTGAACCTTCCCGTCCGTATCGATGACTTCCGATTTCGGATTAAATCCGCTCTCGACATTTAGCCCGGCAACGAGACCAAGCGCGCTGTTGCGGCTTTCTCCATCGGCCATAAGCCGCGCGAGAACGTGAGCGGCGGTTCCGACGAGGTTCTGGGTAGGCGTGGGCGGGCGATAATTCTCTGTCCGCATCCCGTTTGGGCCGCGAACGGCATATTCGCCTGGATCACTGTCGGCCGCACTCGGACCCATGCCGAGCTTCTTGAGTGCCCAATTCTTGAGTGACCCTATGGCGCTGGCGGCAGCAACAAGACGCTCCGCCATTTCACCAATCCACTGCGCAACGTGCTGCCAATCAACCTTTTCCAGCCATCCCACGAGGCGGCTGACCGCATCGCCGATTGTATCAATAATCTTCGTGCGGTTGCGGTCGATTAGCGCAGAAAAGAAGTCCAGAACACCCTTCAAACTTGGCGATAGCCGCTCCGCCAGACTGTTAGTCAGACCATTAACAGACTCCTTTAATCCAACCCAAGCCACGCGGGTGTTGTCGGCTAGATGCGCGCTCCATTCGTCCATCACACCATGGCGCCGCATAATCTCCATATACGCTTCAAGCGTTGCGCCGCCCCGGAGTATCAGCCGGTCAATATCCTCAGCCGCAGCACCAAAGAACACAGTCTCGATGCGCGTCCGGGCTGTCGCATCCTTCACATTCGCTAATGCCCGAGCGAGCTTCGGGAACATCGTCGCCGCGGTTTCCGTGCCAGCCGTGACGCCGCCAAGATCTATTTTCAAATCCCGAAGGAACAGCATAGCCTCATTGTTCCGCCCACCCTTGATGTCATAGAGCACATCCTTAAGTGCGACCATGCCGGACGCAGCGGCATCAGCCGATCCGCCCGCCATCTGCGTGGCGCCCTGAAGCGCGGCCATCGCCGCAGCCGTTTCGCCAGAGCGGCGAGATGCGAATCCGAGGCCCTGTGCGTAGCCCGCCCAGCTCGAGGTCAGTCCGACCACGCCTGCGATGGACGCGGCTGCACCGACCGCACCCATTGCGGGCGAAAGCAAGCTCAACCCGCGAACGGCGGACATGAC